AACGCTAAAGTAATATTCTTAGCACATCGGAATGAAACCCCGACTGCCATAAATGAAGTGCTTGTCTGCGGAGGGTGTCGTAACAAGTCGTGGGTTGCTGAGTACGGGGTTAAGGGTAGCGAGTTTCCAAGGCTAAGGTGCTGTGCTTGTGGCGAAGCTGCTGGATATTTTGGATGGGTAGGCGAAGAGGAGGCAAATGAGAAATGAGTAAAGCTATTGAAATATGGAACAGTTTAGATTTAAGCAATCAAACAAACTTGGAGTGTGCTAGAGCATGGTTTATGGAAGGGTTTGCTCACGGACAAAAAGTAAAAACACTAACGGCTGATGAAAAGTCTAAACTAATTGGCACTCTCAAATGGGCTGAAGATTTATTGCGTTTGTCATGTAATGATGAAGCAGTAAATGACGTACAAGATTGCCTAATGATACTAAAAAAGGCACAAGATAAATGATTACTTTAGCGGTTTGGTTTATTTTATCTTTTTGTTTTGGGTACTTACTAAGAAAGGCGCAAGGGAAATGACCACCTTCACCACACAAGACCGGCAAGATGCGCAACGTACTCCGTTGACCGAGGAAGCCATTTACAAAATATACGACGAGACATACGACCGAGTAGGCGCTTCAGAGGTGCAACTATACTTCCCAATTGAAATTGCCCGTGCCATCGAGCGAGCCCACGGAATAGGAGAATAGGATGAAAGCGTTTCCAACAGTAAATTGGGTACAACAACATGGACAAGCTCCAAATGATGAGGGTATGGACTTGCGTGATTACTTTGCGGCTAAGGCCATGGAGGCAGACATAACAAATTGGAGCCCAGAAAATGCTAAAGCACAACCAACTCAGTTTTGGGGATACGAAAAGATAGCAGACCGGGCATACACAATGGCCGATGAGATGATGAAAAGACGCGCCCACGGAATAGGAGAATAGTATGATTGAGATTAAAAAAGTTAGAGGTAAAGATGAACTTAAGCCAATTAGAATGTCACAAAGCGAATACAAATATCTTATTAGCAAGGGCGAAGACCCAACAAAATGGCTAAACAGATTAGTAGCACAAACAGCCAAGAAAAGAAAATGGACTTGGTGGTTTGCTAAACAGGCTCAACAATGAGCTTCACCATCTACCAAGCAGACGGCCTCAAAGTCATCCAGTGGTTTCCAAGCGTTGACGACTTATTGAGTTCTATGAGGAAACACCCTAACGATAGGTACCACAGAAATGACTGAAATAGGACTGGCGTTTATAATAGGCTTTATGATTGGCCTTGTCATGCGCCCGAAGGACAAGGATCTAGAGGAGCAAAAGGCGATCTACGACAAGAAGGTAGCGCAGTACGAGATTGATCTGCAGTATTACAAACAACTGTGCCGCTGGCATGTGGAGCAAAAGAATGGCAAAGCATCAGAATAAAAAAGAACAAAAAGAGATGGACAGGTACCTCAAAGAGAAATTTGAAGAAATTTCAAGGGGTCAGGAGTTAATCCCTGTCGTGTTAGACCGAGCGGCGTGGGAGGAAATACAATATTCTATAACACAGGCATTAAAAATAAAGGAAAAGAAATGAGCAAACTAAAAGTATTAGAACCGGCAATTAAAGAAAAGTCAGGCAAGGTAGTCAAGGGCAAGCCATCTGACAGCCACGATGACATCATCAAGCGTGAAGGCAAGAAGGCCAAGGGCGCCAAGCATGAGTTTGTGCTATCTGATAAAGAGATTGCCGACCGAGCCAAAGCAGCCAAGGTGGCAAAGGCAGCCGGTGAGGTAAAGCACCCAGGTAAAAAGCTGCACAGCCACGAGCTACGTAAAGGACTCGGACTAAAAAAATGAAAAAGCACCCACCATTTAAGGTAACGTTTGAAGAGGGCTGCTTTGACGAGCTCGAGGATGATTTGACAGAAGAAGAGATGGAAAAACTAGTCCGTGGAATTTTTGAACTGGCAGAAACCGGGGAAATTTTTGAACACGCCACACCGGTAAGCGAACTACCGGAGGACGAGCAGGCACAGATTATTGACATGCTATCACGTAAAAAGACATACGAGGCACTAATGAAAAATTTTAAAAAAGTAGGTGAGTTTGATACAAAGGACATTGCAAAAGAGCTAGAGGTCACCAACTTTTGGAACTGGCTTAACATGCGTAAGGCGCCAGGTTTAAACCATAACGTCGTGGATGACATTGTGCTACGCTTTCAAAGAGTAGAGGGGCACTACACACTAATCAACTACTTTGACGGCATGGAGTGTGTAGACTACTTTCCACAGGGCTATCTTCGCAACACCATGAAGGCAGTCAACAATCAGTTTGGTTTGTCTAAGATTGGGCGCGTCGTTGTCGCCAAGCTAAGGCCGTTCTCCACCATCGCCCCGCACATTGACGAGGGTGAGTATACCAAGAACCACGATCGTTTTCATTTTGTGGTCACCACAAACCCCAACGTACGATTTGGTTGTGGTGATGAAGAGGCACACATGGCGGCCGGTGACATCTGGTGGTTTGACAACAAGACACAACACTACGTTACCAACGCAGGAAACACAGACAGGATCCACATCGTTGTGGACATCAGAAAATGAAAAAGAAAAAGTATAACTACTACAAGCTAAACGTCGGATTCTTTCCGGACATTGTTAAGTTATGTTTTGACGACAAGGTATTTCAACAAATCTTAAAGGATCACGATGTTACTCTCAAGGCTAGTGCGCTGGATTGCGGGATTGCGGAGACCCACCTCATCGGAGATGGAAAAGATGCTATCATTATTCTGGTTTTTGATATGTCTCTGGTTAACGATAACCTTTCTGAGCTGGTTGATACAATTACTCACGAAGTTAGTCATGCTGTGGATCATCTGGCCGAGCATATAGGTGAGAGTGATAACTTTGTAAACGAAACCCGCGCCTACCTATCAGGCCACTTAGCCGGACAGATCTTTAAGATCTGCATGCACGAGAAAGAAAAGTATGCTAGAAAAGCAAATAGAAAAATACTTGGTAAGGCGAGTAAAAGAAAACCAGGGCCTGACGTACAAGTGGATCAGCACAGTCTCGGGGGTGCCGGATCGGATAGTATTCCTAAACAACCAAGTACACCTAGTGGAACTGAAAACGGAAACTGGATCCCTGAGCCCAAGACAGATCCTAGTGTTTGATCAAATAGGTGAAGCCGGCTTTCCTGTGCACGTCTTGCGTAACTACGATGACATAGAGGGGTTTTTGAAGGGCGCTTTAGGGGAATAGTTTGCATTATTATATACAGAGAAGGCGAAAAGGTTTGCAAGCCCTGTCTGTGCCGATACACAGTCTAGCCCCTCTAACATCCCCTACTTATCGGAGTATCAAATGAAACGACTCAACCCCGCCACAGGTTTGCCTTTTAAATTTAAAGCTATCAGAAAAGATGGCTATATATTTAGGCAATACGACAAAACAAGAAAAAATAAAGACGGAACATTTGTTGAAATCTGGGCACATCCCGAATATTTTAAAGAATTTCAAAAATCAATAAAACGCGCCGGAAAAAACTGGTATAAAGAAAACAAAACACATAGAAATAATTTGTCAAACAAACACTATGCTGAGAACAAATCTATGTATATAGCAAAATCCGCAAAAAGACGGGCGTCTAAATTGCAAAGAACACCTCGGTGGATAAAAGATGTTTTTATAAAAGAAATAAATATTATATATAAACGCGCAAAACTTATAAAACTTTTTACAGGCGAAGAATGGCACGTAGATCATATAGTTCCACTTCAAGGAAAAAAAGTTAGTGGTTTGCATGTACCTTGGAATTTACAGCTACTCCCAGCATCCGAAAATTTATCAAAAGGAAATGAGTATGCTTAGCAGAGATCAGCTTCATCCGTATCAACTGGCTGTAATAGAAAAGGCCAAGGCAACACCAAACCTTGGTTTATTTATGGAGCCGGGTTTGGGTAAATCAGTTACAGCGTTAACCATTGCGGCTGAACAATTTAAAGGCGCAACATTAGTAGTTGCCCCCAAGCGAGTAGCAGAAACTGTGTGGGATACTGAATGCGCAAAATGGGAGCACCTTTGCCATTTAAAGGTAGTAAAGATAATGGGCTCTGAAAAGCAACGGCTTGCTGCGTTAAAAGAAAAAGCTGATATTTATATCATTAACCTAGAAAATATTGTGTGGTTGACCAACGTTACAGATATGTTAGTGTTTACTAACTTTATTGCCGACGAAAGTTCTCGTTGGAAGTCACCACAAACCAAACGTTTTAAGGCACTTAAGAAGCATTTAAAGGGCTTCTCACGGCGTTTAATCCTCACGGGTACACCTACCCCTCAGGGCATGCAAGATATGTGGTCTCAGACAGGTATATTGGACCTAGGACAGCGTCTAGAGACCAGCCTTACCAAGTTTAGGGACAA